AAAGTGAAAAATATGAATGAAAGAATAGAAAAAGAATTGAATGGATTAGCAAACAAATTGGGTAAGTCTGAAGCCGAAATGCTTGAGAAGTACAACGAAATTGCAGAAAGCAACAACCTTGATTTAGAGAATGAGCGACAACAAATGGTTGCACTAACTCTAACAAGAAACTTTGTAAGAGGTTCTCTAAAATCTAATACTACTAAGAGAAGTAGTGGTGGATATGGAAATGATGCTTTTGGATTTGTTGTTGGTTCTGAACCTGCAAGAGATGTACAGGAATGGAAGAGAAAAACTTTGATTAGTGATTATAACAGTAATCCTAATACTGTATTCAATGAAGAAAGATGTGCTGAAGTTGTACTAACTGATGCAGGTTATGAAAAGAGTCAAGTTGTAGATGGTGATGTACAAACTAAGGTAATTCCTCAATTGCCTAATTCATCTATTGAAGTAGAAGAAAATAAGTGGATTGTACCTCTTGATAATATTAAGTCTTTTATGAGTGGAGATGCAAACCCTCGCTATGGAAAGCCTCTACCTGCTGAAGAATTTAGAAGAAGAGTACATTTGATTGCAAAGAAAGACGGTGGAGATTATCAATATTGGACTTTTGGTTTGAAGAATATTGCCGCTAAAGAATGGGATGTAAGACCATTTGAGTGGATTCATCTAAACGCTTTGTTTAATGATGACAGAAATGCTTGTTATGGTATTAAGGGAAGAACACTTGCTTCTCTACAATATAATGCTAACTTAGATGAAGATGATGATTTGTATGTTGGTAAGTTGCCTTCTATGGAAGATTTACTTGTTGATTGCATGGAAGAATATATTGCTGATTTGATGGAGATTGAAGATTATCATTCTACTATTATGTCAAATCCAGGAATGAAACTATGTATTACTGATGGTATTGTAAGCAGTATGAATTTGACTGTAAATGAAAAGACAGGAAATAGAGTATTGTGGATTGAACCTGCTGATGCAAGTTATGGTTTTGAAGAAGCCGATATTCCTGATTCAACACCATGTTGGATTCCTGCTAATGTGGAAATTGATTTTGGTGTAGGTTCTGATATTATTGTTATTGGTAGAACAAATCAAACTCTAAAAAGAGATGAAGATGGAAACCAATTAGAAGATGAATGGAATCCTGTATCTATGAATGTATATGGTATTCTTCCGAGAGTTGCTCTTGGTGCACCGAATGAAGTTGTAGAATCAACTGATGATGAATCATTGACTTATTGGTGATTTTAATGAATTGGAAGAAGTTAGGTTTTTACAGTAGTTTAGTATCTATTGTTGGTAGTATTGCTATCTATGCTTTGCACGATGAGAATTTAGGTATTTTTGTTGGGCTTTGGGCATCAGCATTATTACTTCTATCAGATAGAGTCGAAGAAGTACTTTGATTGTACTTTGATTTTATGATGTGTAATCGTAGGCGTTAATGACGGTCATAGAGGTGCGAAGCCTATACAAAGAGGTATTCAAATGAGTGAAGAAAGATATGTAAGAATGAATCAGTTAAGTTTAGATTTGGCTGAAGTAGAAGCAATTGAGTGGAAGAAAATAGATGATGATGAAAATATATCAGCACAGGATTTGTATTCAATTAGAATACATCTAAAGAGTGGTAAAATGTATTCAAGACAATTATTTGAAACTCAATTTGATGAACTGAAAGAACAGTTTAAAGGATTAATTAATTAAAAAAGGAAGTGAAGAAAAATGGGAATAGGAAATAAGAAAGGAAATGCGGCAGGAAGTGTATTGAAAAATGCAAAGGAAGAAAGCGGATTATCTGCTTTTAAGGAAGCAAAACTAAGAGCAATGAATCAGCGAAAGAAACTACTTGAGCAAGATTCAGCATTTATGATTTGTGGAATTAGTGGAAATCCAGGAACAGGTAAAACAGGAATTGCTTTAGATTGTAGAACCGAAAAAGAAAAAGAAACACATTGGTTGTTTATTCTTGATTTTGATGAAGGTGCTGAACCTACATGGAGGCAACATTGGGCTAATGATGAAAAGATTGTTATCTTTAATCCATACATTTACAATGAAGATATGACTGTTGATTATTTGGCTACGGCTGATATGGCAAGATTCTTTATTGCTATGGTTAAGGAAGCAATTGAAACAGGACAAATTGAAGATGGTGAAGATACTGTACAAATTGATGCAGTAAAGGCTATTGTTTTTGATGGTCTTGATTCATGGTTAGATACTACAAATATGATTGCAAGATTAAATCATATTAAGGGTAAAGACCCAAGAGCAGCAGATAAAGTAAAAATGGTTCCGACACAATGGTATGCAAGAACAGAAGAGTATAAGAGATTATTTAAGGCGGCTTGTCAATTAAGATGCCATAAATTCTTTATTACTCATATGAAAGAAGTACATGATGGATTTGATATTGTTGGTATGAAGCCTGATTGGGAGAAATCTACAACGGCTAAATTATTCCAACACATTGAATGTAAAATGGAAGAAAGAGGTAAAACATTTAAACTTACAGGAACAGTTAGAAAGTCTAAGACTAATGCTGATAATGTAGGTCAGACATTTACAATTATGGAAAATAATGGTAAAGAAATTGTATGGAACGGTATTCCTGCAATTAGCGAGAATACTCTTTGAGGATTAGTTTCCTCTTTGATATTATAGGGTTTTGTTAAGCGGTAATTGAATAGAGAAGTGGCTAATGCAAACGGGGTTTTCCTCCATCCTTCTATTCCCCCTATTTTAAGGAGATGTTAATATGAAATGTAAAGTTAATGGTAAATTGTTAAAAGAGAAGATTGAAAGTGTATTATTGAAAGGCAAGTGGAACAATGGTGGTAGTAGTAAAAGTACTATCCTTTGTCCATCAGTTATCATTAGTGTACAAGAAAATGGTAATATATGTAAGTTATCTAACGGTAATCCTTCTACATATGTTTCTAATACTTTAGACTTAATAGAGTTAGAAGATTGTGAAACAGGTAGAGTTGCAGTAGATTCTGAAATCCTATTGAAATATTTACCTAAAGAAGATTGTATTCTTCAATTGGTAAATAACATTTTTCAATTGGTTTCTGAAAGAAAGACAGTAAGAATTCCTATATTAGAAAGACATGAAAATAATGATAGTATTTTATTTGTTGAAAAGAATCTAAATATAGAAAGAAATATTAATACTGAAGTTACAGTTAGTGCAAGAACAACACTAAATACAAGAGTTAAAGTTAGTACCGATGAATTGGTAAATGCTTTATCAGATTGTGAAGCAGTTGGAACTTCAGTTTTTCAATTAGATTATGATGGTGAACATTTAAATGTTTCATCATCTAATGGAACAGAATTAGTTATGGTAAAGATTGAACCTATGGAATCCGTAGGTGAAAAAGCAACAATGGAATTTAGCGCACCTGTACATAAATATTTAGAAGGTCGTGCTACAATTTTATCTTTTGAAGATGAAACTCCACTTGCATTACTAAGTGGTAATTTAAAGGTGTTAAGAGCACCAAGAATAGAACATTAAGGTGATTAAAATGGGTAAAAAGAAAAAGAAAAATACAGATAGAGAAATTATAGAAAGACTATTATTAATGACACAGCATTTTGCTAACGCTATTAATTTAGAAACTGCGGCAATATTACATAATATGGGAGTATGTCAAACTTATATTATGCCTGATGAAGAAGGAAATAATAATTGTCCTATTTGTAGAATGGAAAAAGAAAGGGAAGAAGCGGAGTCGGAAGATAATGCGTCTGACTAATATGTATTGTCATAAAAGATATTGTAACAATATTGCAAGGTCTGGTTTTAGATTTTGTATGCAAAAAGATTGCAATACACACTTAAAGAAAAAAAATAAATTGGAGGAAGAAGAATGACAATGAGCGACCATCAAGATAGCGAGATATTTGCATATGATAAAACATGGGAACAAATAGAATCTTTTTTAGAAGAAGCCGAAAGAGAGCAAAATAGAAGGTGGACAGCATTTCAAAGTTGTCCGAAGCCTTTGCGTATGCAACATTGGAATAACTACAAAGGATTAGAAGGAGTAATTAATGCTCTAAGATGGGTTCTTGGCGACCTTAGAATGCCAAAAGAGAAAGTATTAGGGAGAGATAATAATGAAAATAGAAGAAAGAGATAGTTTAACTTATGACGATATTAGTATTATACCATATATGTCTGATATAAAATCAAGAAGTTATTGTGATACATCAGTAAATTTTGGGAATTATAATCTAAATGTTCCTTTAATCGCATCACCAATGGACACAGTATGCGGTTCAGAAATGTGTATTGAATTAGCAAAACTTGGAGGCATTGGAGTATTACATAGATTTCAAAGTGTCAAAGAACAAGTAGCATTATGTTATGATATTGAAGCAGAAGTTAGAGGACAATATATGGCGGCAGTTGGTGTTGGACAAAAAGGTAAAGATAGATTTGATTCATTAGTAGGTTATACTAATATTCAAGGTGTCTGTATTGATGTAGCACATGGCGACCATGAATTAGTTGCTGATATGATTGCTTATATTAAAGAAGAATTTGAAGAAGTAAATGTAATGGCAGGTAATATTGTAACTAAAGGTGCGGCTGAAAGATTAATTGAAGCAGGTGCTGATTCTTTAAGAGTAGGAATTGGTAATGGTTCTATGTGTGAAACAAGAATTAGAGCAGGTGTAGGTGTTCCTCAAGCAACAGCAATACTTGATATTGCATATCATATAAATGAAGTTTTAGACTTAGATGAAATACCATATATTGTTGCTGATGGAGGTTGTAAAACAGTAGGAGATATTCCTAAAGCAATTGCTCTTGGTGCTGATGCAGTTATGGTAGGTTCTTTATTTGCAGGAACAAAAGAAACTCCTGGAATTATATCTAAAATGGGAATTTGGCCCAATGAACAATTATACAAAAAGTATCAAGGTTCGGCTTCTATTGATTCAAAAACAGCAAGAGGAGAAGAAACAAAAAATGTAGAGGGTAATTCTAAAATTACACCATACAAAGGAAAGGTAAGAAGAATAGTTGAAGATATATCTGATGGAATTAAATCCTCCATGAGTTATGTTGGTGCTTATACTGTTTCCGATTTTCAAACTAAAGCACAGTTTTGTAGAGTTACTCAAGCAGGTCAATTAGAAGCAAAACCACATGGATTATATTGAGGTGATAATATGATTATTAGTGAAGTAAAAAGTAATATTGAATTAAGATGGAGAGATAAAGAAGGTAAAAGAATTAATAAAACTGTTACTGATTTTAAACCTTATTTCTTTATTGAAGCAACAGATGATATGCCTGAATCTATTGAATCGTCAAGTAAGTATTCTCGCAACAGAATTGTTCCTACATATTCAGTAGATAATCATACTTCTTTAGAAGGTAAGCCTTTAGTAAAAGTTACCTTTGAAACAGTTGGTGATTTTCATAATGCTAAAAATAATTGGAGTAGAACATATGAAGCCGATATTGGATTAGCAAGAAAGTACACTAATGATTGTATGGAAGATATTAAAGAATATAATTTTCGTAAATGGTATCTTGATATTGAAACACAGGTAGGCGGTAGATATGATGGACAAATTAATGCTATTACATTCTATGATTCTTTTGATGAATACTATTATGTAATGACACATTTTCCTATTGAACCTCTACCATTTTACAAAGATGTATTAGTTTATGATGATGAAGAAGATATGCTTCATGCATTTGTTAATTTTGTACAAGAGAAAGACCCTGATATGATTATTGGTTGGTATGTTTTAGGTTTCGATATTCCTAAGATTATTGAAAGATTACTTGCTAATGAAATAAATCCTCAATTACTTTCTCCACATAGAGAAGTTAGGGGAGTATCACATAACAGAATTTACAATATTAATTACGCTAATACCTCACAACCAATCAAGGGAAGAATTACTTATTGTTTGATGACTCGTTTTGAAAGACTATGGCTTGATTCACAAAGAGGCACACTACCTTCTCTTAAATTAGATTATTGTTCTAAGAGATTACTTGGTGATGATGCAGGTAAGAAAAGAACAAATGCTAAGTTTAATGACGATGAATTTTTTAGACGCTCATGGTTAGAAGATACAGAAGTATTCCTTGAGTATAACCGAGTGGATGTAGAATTGATGGTTAGAATGGATGATGAAATGAATATTAGTGAAAATGATATTGCTCTACAACATCTATTTATCTGTCCTTTTGAATGTGTATTTCACAATTCACAAATGGGTGCATCTTATTTTATGCGTCATTCAGATTGGATTGCACCAACAGGTATGAAAGGTATGAAAACAAAATATGAAGCAGCGTTTGTAATGAACCCTGAAGAAGAAGATACTTTTGGACTTCATGAAAATGTTGCAGTATTTGATTTTAAATCTCTATATCCAAGTATGATGGCGGCAAGAAACATATCATGGGAAACAAAAACTAATGATGATGATGGACATAATGTGCATTTTTCTATGCCTAAAAATTTAGTTGAGTGGGAAGGAGAAAAACCAAGTGTATCATTCTGTAAAGATAAAATCGGTATCTTGCCCCAAGCGGTATTAACTCTAATGAAAATGCGTGATGAATACAAAACCAAAAGAAAGAATGCTTCTAATGATGAAGAATATAGAAAGTGGGATTCAGCACAAATGGCTACTAAGCGTGGTGTAAATGCTCTATATGGAGTATTAGCAAAAGATGGTTACGGTTGGGGCGATATGGAAATGGCTCAAGCAATTACCGCTTCAGCAAGAG